CGGCCTGCAAACCCAGCAGCGTCTGCCGCATCTGGGTCTCGGTGATGAGGCCCGCCTCCTTCTGAACCTGAAGTTCCCTACCCCGCAGCGACAATCGCTCGGTCGCGATCTGGTACTGACGCTCGAAGCGGGCCAGTTCCGCCAGATCTGACTCGACATCGATCAGCCGTGCCACATCCTGCGTGCCGGCGGTATCGCCCATGCGCTGCAATTGCTCGATCAGGGGCTGATACTCACGTTGCAGCCGGGCGCGTGTACTGTCACCACCCGCTCCACTACTGACCTCGGCGAGACGATCCCGCACCCTGGCGAGTTCATTGGCGAGTTGCCGTTCGGCGTTAGCCGCCGCATGGGCATTGGCCACCTCGATCTCACCGCGTTGTTGTGCCAGAACGGCTATCTCGCCATCAAGTTTCTTGACCTCGGCCATGGCCCGCAGCCGGGTGGCCTCGTCCTTGCCGCTACGTGATATCTGTTGCTGGGCATTGCGCTCCTGGGTTTTGCGAGAGACATCCTCGTCGACGGCCGCCTGCTCAAGACGGGTCTTTTGCGCGTAGTAGTCCCGAATCGATACCAGGCGATCATCCAGGGCCCGGGCGAGGGCGGCCTTCTGCTGATCCAGCCCGGTCTTGAGCAGACGGAATTCTGCGTCGGCCTGTGCTTTCAGGACGGCCAGGCGCGCTGCGCTGTTGTCCTTGGCTTCCGCGCCTTTCTTGATGCAGCGTCCGCCACGCCATTCACCGCCCGAGAGCACGCATGCCATGCGCTGCATGTCTTCTGTCGCCGCGCCCGTATTTCCCGTAATCGGAGTGGTAGGAGTTGGCCCCGCCGGGCGTGCCTGGGGCGGATTGAGGATGCGTGCCGACAAGGCATCGACCTCGGCACGCGCCTTGGCCGCATCTTCACGCATGGCTTCGCCGATCGCCTTGAAACCCCGGATATCGAGGCGTGCCAGCGCGGTGAGTTGCGCGGCCATGCCACCGATCTCGGTGCCCATCGACTTGAAGACATAGGCGACATTCACGCCAAGAACGAGAATCGCCTCCAGGGTGGTTTTAAACGCACCGCCGAGAATGGCTGCGAACCCGGTCGCTTCTCCCTGGCCTTCGCGGATGGCATCCGTCACGACCCGCAAGGGTGCCAGCAACTCGGTGGCCAACGAAATGCCTAACCCGGAAGACGAGGCTTTGAGTGCCGTCAGGTTGTCGTTGAAGGCTTCAGCCGCCTGAGCGGTTTCGGTCGACAACTTCAGGCCGAGCCGTTCGGCTTCCTGCATCAGTGCGCGGATTCCCGATGACCCCTGATTCAGGAACGGAATCATGTCCATCCCGCTCTTGCCAAAGAGCTTGACCGCCAGGGCCGTCTTGGTGGCCCCGTCCTCGAAGCTGGCGAAGCGATCAGCAATCTCCAGCAGGATCGTGTCCGATGACTTGAGGTTGCCTGCCGTATCTTCGACCGAAATGCCGAGCGCCTGAAACAGGGCAGCGCCTTCGCCCAGTCCGGAACGTGCTTCCGTCAGGTTGGCGGAAAGTCCTTTCAGGCCGGTTTTTAAGGTATCAAGCCCGACATCCGACAACTGGGCGGCGAATTGCAGCGTCGACAATGCCTCGATCGAGATGCCAATTTTCTGGGAGAGCTTGTTCAGTTCATCGGCAGAGTCGATCGCTCCCTTGACGAGTGCCGCGAATGCGCCCAGCGTGAGCGAGACACCAAGACCTGCCAGCAATCCCTGCACGCGACGGGTTTCGTCACCGAGACGCCCGAGGTTGTTCCGGATGCTATCCAGGGCTGTGCGGGTCTGGTCGACGGCAGTGATGAGGATCTGTGCGCGATCGGAAGCCATGTCAGTTGCGGTTCAAGTAACGATTGATGGATTGGGCCAGTTGCGGCATGGCACGCCGCACCGTCCCGTCGAAGTCGAAGCGGCGTTTCAGGGTGACGCGGGGTACCAGGACGGCGATCGGAATCTCCTGGCCACGCTTGATCGATTTCGCCCCGGTGCGCTGCCGCTCGGCGCGCTTGAAGCGCGTCAAGGCCGAGGCGTTCTCCTTGATGTTCTCCGCCATCAGAATGACCTTGCCGTCCTTGCGAATAAACCAGGCATTGCCGGAACGTATCAGGGTGTCGATCACCCGGGCGAAGGCCTTGCGCCCCATCCGCCGTCCGGACTCAGTCAGCGGGATCAGCATCTTGCCGGTCAGGGTCGCCCCTCGCACATGCACACCCAGCCAGGAAACCCGTGACCCCACCAGCAAGGCTGGCAACCGCAACGGATCGCGATCCAGCACCTTGGCCCGCATCGAGCGCAAAAAGGCCGGCTTGCGGATCGCCAGATCGGACTGCATGCGGGTGCGTAGTGCTTCCGTCAGGCTGCGGCTGCTGTCACGCATCCCCAAAGCGACCGCCTTATGGATCGCCTCGCGGCGTGAGCGTGTCCAGGCGGCCAATTCGCGCTTGTCGAGCAGGCCCGAGGTGGTCAGGGAGATTTTGAGCATCCGTGTGAAACGCCTTACTTGCCGACCGCCACGTCCGAAGGTTCATTGACGGTGCGTGGCCTGAGGTCGGCGTTGCGGCGTTATGTGAGACTCTGAATGGCCTTGCGGATGACCTCGCCCGTTCCCTGACTGCCAGTGGCGATGACCGTCAGCAGATTGGCCAGTTGCCGCTGCTCCTGACGATCGATGGCGTCGATCCAGGCATCGACCTGCGCCAGGGTGTAGTGCCGGATGTCCTGCCAGGCATGACCATGAGCGATCAGGCGCTGGCAGGCGTCGGCCCATGATCTGGACTGAGCAGCTGACTGCCGATGCGACTCACTGCCTCGCCCAGCTTCGGCACCACCCGCTGGATAAAAAAATCCGCATTCACCTCGAACAGGGCCTGCGCAAGGCAGATCGCCTCGTCCAGCGCCAGCCCGGCAATCCATTCGCGGGGTTGGCGGCTGGCGATGGACATGGCCTCGATCATGGCGTCGCCGTGACTACCCAGAAGCCGCAGCCAGTCCGGTTCGATGGCGAGATCCGCCGTGAAGGGCTGAATGGCCTTGGCGAAAGCTGGCAGTTCGCCCAGCACGAGCGGCGTGAGTGCGACCGTCTGCTCCGCCACGTGGATCTCGACCGGGACGGGTGGCAGAACGGCCAAGGGATCAGTGGGCTTTTTCACAGCAGGACGATCCGGCCGAATTGCCCCAACTCACCACTGGCCGACTTGGTCAGATCGGCGAGCACCTGCCCGGACAACTCGAACTTGAGCAGGTCGCTGGTGATCACCGACAGTTCCTTGGCCGGGTTGATGGCCACGCGGTAGAGGTCGATCACGACTTCGCGGTTCGAATCGGCGGTATTGAGTCCCTCGAAGCGTACCCAGCGCTCCGGCAAGGGCTGGGTAAACATCGCCGTCACGTTGGCTGCTCCGTAGGAATAGCTGGCGGTGATGGCACCGGTGACACCCGTAATGTCGGTGAATTGGAAGGAGCCGTGCTTGGCATTCACGGTGTACTTGGTGTTGGCGACCGTGGTCGCTCCTGCTTTCACCACCAAGGACGACACGTTCTGCTTGCCGAGCAGATAGAGCTTGTTCGCTTCGGCCGTGGTGGCGATCGCTTCGTCGGTCACGGTACCGGTAGTCACGACCGTGGTGCTGCCGTAGAGCGCCAGTTCGAGATTGCTCGGGATGAGTTCTTCCAGGGTGCAGGCAAACTCGCCTTTCTTGCCCTTGATGATCTGCAGATCGGTCAAACGCTGTCCGGACTGCGATTCCTGATGCTCGAGGGTCTCGACCGAAAGGGATACCTTGAGGTCGGGAACGTTGCCGACGAAGTTGAGGCCGGCAGGATTGCCGCCGCTGGTACGGGCACCGATGAATACGCGCCCCTGACCGGAAAAATAGGCCATATCGTTTACTCCTTAGATGGAAAGTTGTTCAGCCCTGGGCCGTCAGGTCATGGACCAGGGTGCGGTAGGTGATCTGGTAGCGCGCCGGAATTGCGGCGGCCGTGGCATCGGCATCCTCGATGTCCCAGTCACAATCCAGTTCTTGAAGTCCCAACGTGGTGCCGCCCAGATTCGGATCGGAAAACAGCGCCGTATGACAAGCCGCCACCAGCCGGTCGGCAATCACCTCAGCCGGTTCGGTGTCGGTGGCTCGGGCCAGTGCCACGAGTCGGACAACCAGATGACGCTCGATGCGGTCGTTGGCGCGCTGGGCGATGGACTCCGCCTCGGGAAAGATCAGCAGTGCAGGCGAAGCCTCGCGGGTGACTGCTGTGGTTGGTGAGCGCAGGATCTGAGCGCCTTCGCCCTGCGCGATGGGTGCCAGACGACTGGTCAAGGCTTGCAGGATGCGTTCTCTGATTGAGTTCATGCTGTTCTTTCATAAAGGGGTTCGTACAATGGCGGGCACGTACAAGGATTCGTCGTGACTACCGCGCCCAAAACCAAGAAACATCGCCACAGCCAGTCCAAGCCCAGCCTCTACACGCTGCATGTCGAACTCATTGGCATCCGCCCATCAATCTGGCGACGTATTCAGATTGACGGGCGAGTTCGCCTGGATGTTCTGCATGAAGTGCTGCAAGCCGCGATGGGCTGGAATGGCTCGCATCTCCACAAATTCCTAATTCGGAATCTCCACTACGGAATTCCCGATCCGGAGCTCGACGAGATCGGCTGGGTCATGCACGACGAAAAGAAGTACCGCCTCAACCAACTGCTCGATGTCAATGACACCTGCGATTACCTGTACGACTTCGGTGACAGTTGGTTTCACCGCATCACGGTGGAATCCATCGAAGACATCGATGCCGACTCAGCGGGTGCGAACTACGCCCTGATCACTGACGGGCAACGTGCGTGTTCTCCCGAAAACTGCGGTAGTCCGGGCAACTACCTACAGATGCTTGAAGTCCTCGAAGATGCTCCGTACAGCGATGAAGCCAAGGCGCTGCGTGAGTGGGCCGGGTTTGATTTCGACCCGGAGCGCTTCGACCGGCAGGCCGCGAATGCCGCCATCAGCCGCATGATCTGGAATGGCTGGATCCGGATCGACCGCTAAATCCGCATCAGCGTCGCCCGGCACTCTGTGCCATCTCCCATCGCGCGAACTTCCCGTACCCGATAGGTAACGCCACCGATCACGAGTTCGTGACCGGTGTCGAGCACGACGTCTTCAGCGGGATAGCGGATGGCAAAGTCGGATGACAGTCCCAGGCCATCGAGCACCTCCACATCGGGCGCACGGAAGTCCACCAGCACTTCCGCGCCCCCGATCATGGCGGGTGTCAGCAGTCCAGCCCGACCAGCGGCGGCATAGAGATCACTGACTGAGACCATCAGGACATCGTCAGCTTGACCAGCACGCCCGGGCGATGGCACATCGGCAGCGGGTTGGACTGCGTGTGCAGATCGGTGCCGCGTTCAAACTTGCGGGAGTCCTGTTTGGCGTAGAGCGGCTGGCCGAGGGTATTGACGGTCTCGTTGAAGTCCGCCGGGGCCACGTAGGTACCAAAGGTGTCGATAGTGCCTACGGGGAAGGCATGCGCCTCGCCGGCCGCGATGAAGCGACGGGTTGCCCCATTGCCATCGGTCGCCTGGCCGCGATACTCCTCGAACACGATGCCACCAAAGGTGAAACCGGTGCGCACGTCGTCACGCAGGATCGCGCCCTGCTGGAAGTTCTCGTAAGCCTTCTCGACCTTGGGATGGGCGATCAGTTTCTCGAAGAACTCGGGAGAGCACAGGCAGCGTACGTTGGTCATGAACTCGCCGCGCAGGTTCTCCTCGATATGCGCCAACGTATCGACGCACTTCTGGCGGACGTTGGTGCTATCCGTGGCCAGCGCGAAGTTGATCGCCTTCGGCGCGATGCCGAACTCGTCGTAGAGGTTGTAGAGCGTCGAGCCGTCAGCATCGAGGATGATGCCTTTCAGTGCCCCCATGCGCAGGTGTTCGAGCGTGATGGCGTGCTTGTTGCGCATCGTTTCCAGATGGCGGGCCATGACGCCGGCGACTGTCTCCAGTTCGGTTTCCGAACCGAAGGCGCGCAGGCCCTGGACTTCCTCCGGCAGTACTACATCGTCGTGAGGGATGTGGGGCACGACGAAGGAGCGCATCTTGCGCTTGTCGCGCTGGCCCACCGTGCCGGGGCTGCCCACCGGCAAGGTTGGCAGCAGATTCAGCACACCGTTCTTCTCCTCGATGAGGATCTGACGAAAGCGCACCGGCTTGACCGGAAACAGATTGAGAGACTCCAGCCGGCCATAGCGGTTCGGCAGGAGATTGATGGCGGCCGTAAGGTTCGCCATCGAGAAGGCGGGATTCGAGAACGGGTTCTGCATTAGATGGCTCCTTTAAACAGCGTGGCGAACGAGCACACCCGCTGCCTTGAGTTGGGCGATCGCGGCGGCTTTGTCGAGGGGGGTGATACCAGCCGGCCAGGTCAGGGCTTGATCGGCGACGACGGCATGACGGGCAATCAGAATCCCGTCCTCGCGATCGATCAGGGTGGCGTCAACCGAGGTGGCGAGAACGCCGACAGCGACTTCGGTGCCATCCGTGGCTGCCGGGTCGATCTGTTTGACCTTGGCCGTGGTGGCGTCGATGCCCACCACTGTGCCGAGCACGAGGTTCTGGCCGGCGGCGACCGTGACCTGATCACGCGAATAGAGATTGGGGGCTTCGTACTTGAGCAGATCGCCCAGATTGAGACCTTCGGTAATGACGGGCATGACTTACTCCTTTCCAGTGAGTTTCTTGACGGCCGCCATCAAGGGATTGGCGGCAGATGGGGATTGCTGAGGGGCCGAGGCATCCGGTGCGATCGTCGAGCGGATTTCCGGGCTATCGGCCCGCGAGGCCAGCAGTGCTTTGCGCACTTGTGCTTCTGAGACGCCTTCGGCGAGGAAGGCGGCGGTCAGTTCGGGGTGGCCTGCGAGTTGGCAGAGTTCGGCGATGGCCACCGCATCGGGGCGTGCTGCCTCGGGGGCGGGTGCTGCCGGTTCAGCCGCAGGACTCTCGTTTGTCGGCTCAGGGGCGAGGGTTTCCGCTGCCGCAGGATGTTCTTGGATATCAGGGGTGGTCATGGGAGTGTTCTCCATCAGGGTTGAGGGGCTTGCTGCTAACGAGCGCTTGGAACCGGATGACGTGTGGCCGCGCGCCCGGCGAGCCACCAGAAAGCTGCTGAATTCCGCGAGCACTGCATCGAGATTGCCGACAGCATCGGCAAGGCCGCTGGACACGGCGTCCGGACCGAAATAGATGCCGGCCTCGGTCGCCCGCACGGCATTGGTGTCGAGTCGGCGCATGGCGGCAACGTGATCGACGAATAGGCCATACAGTCGATCGACCTCGGCCTGCAGACGGGCATGGGCGTCGGGGGTGAGTTTTTCGTGGGGAGAGAAGTCGTTCTTGTGATCCCCAGCCGTGATCGGCGTGTAGCGATAGCCCTGCTGGGCATCCCGGGCGGTCTGGTCGACATGCATGGCAATCACGCCGATGGAGCCGACGCCGCCGGTACGGCTGACCATCAGCCGGGACGCCGAGCAGCCGATCGCATAGGCCGCCGAGAAGGCGGAATCGGCAGCGACCGCCCAGACTGGCTTGATGGTATTGGCGGCACGGATCCGCTCGCCGAGTTCAAATACGCCGCCCGCTTCACCACCGGGGGAATCGATGTCGAGCACAATCCCCTCGACCGAGGGATCCGCGAGAGCGGCGTCGACCATGCCGGCAATCTCGGCGTAGGACGTGAAGCCTGAGGCCGGATCGAGACCCAGCGTGCGGCGCACCAGTGAGCCAACCACCGGAATCACGGCGATGCCAGTCGGGGCATCGATCGACGGCCGCTTCTGAATACTCGGCGCGGCCAGATCGGATTCAGGCCAATTGACCCGTTCGCCAAGCACGGAGAGGATCACATCCAGCTTGGCACGGGCGAGCAGAAGTGGCGTCCCATAAAGACGAGACGCAAGGTGAGGCAGATTCATATCAGGGGTTCTCCGGGTTGTCGGGAACGTCGGGGGCAGTTGGCTGTATCCCCAGGTCATGACGAGGGTCGGACTCGAACACGAGGCCGAGGGCATCCGCCCGGGCGTTATCCGCTGCAATCTCGCGATCGACATCCTCAGCGTCGTAGCCAAAGGACGAGATCGCCTCGGAGCGCGACAGCAGACCGGCACGCATCGCCGTCAGCATGGCGTTGAACTCCTTCTGCGGATCCACCCACTGCCAGCCCTGTGGAATCCACTTCACCGCCAGGTATGCGCGCCGCTGGGCCTTGCCGCCCCGGGCATAGCCCGGCAGCGACAGCGCCCCTTCAAGTACGGCCTGTTCGATGAAAGCCTGCCAGATTGGCCGGCACAGTTGATGGGCGATCACGCCGTGCTGGAGGGCTTCGCAGCGGCGGCGGAACTCGAGCAGTCCAGCCCGGATCGAGGAGTAATTGACCTGGGTGAGATCCCCGGTCAGTTGCTCATAGGTCACTCCCATGGCGGCAGCGACCGCACGGAACTGCATGCGCAGGAACTCGGCATAGCTCGCGCCGGCATCGGCCGGCTGCGAGAATTTCACGTCCTCACCCGGCTCCAGGATCTGCAAGGTGCCCGGTTCCAGCCCGGCAAGCGCCACGCCGTTGGGATCGGCCGAGCCTTCGCCCATCAGGTTGTCTTCGGGGGCCAGACGGGTGATGAAGCCGGCGAACATCGCGGCGGTCTTCTTGCGCACCAGTTCGGCATCGTCGTACTGGTCGAGTTCGTTGAGCTTGACCAAGGCCCGCGCCAGCCACGGCTCGCCCCGGATCTGGCCTGGACGCAGCGGCCGGAACAGATGCAGGATTTCGCTGGCGTCGATTCGCGCGGTTTCCATGCCGCCATTGCCGGACATCGGCGCCAGGGCACCATCCTCGGGATGGGTACGATAGAGGTGGTAGGCCACGCGCCGACCGAGTCGATCGAACTCGATGCCAGCCCGGATCACATTGCCGTTTTCTGCCGTAGTGTTGAGGGTTACCGGCAGATGCTCGGGCTCCAGCACCTGCAATTGCAGCGCCACAGCCAGACCATCCTCCTTCCGGCGGTAGCGGATGCGGATCAGCGCCTCGCCACCTTCGAGCATGGCGCGGCACGCAAGCGCCTGCAGCCCGTAGAAGTCGGTCAGGCCCGCCGCATCGGCATCCAGGGTCCAGTCGCGCCACAAGGCCTGGATCCGCTCGCGGATTGTCGGGTCCGCGACCAGCGACTGCGGCTTGATGCCGGTACCGATGGCATTGGCGACATAGGATTCCAGGGCGGCGTTGGCCCAGGCGTTGCGCCGCACCAGATCGCGGCTCTTGGTGCGCAGTTCTGTCTGGGTTGCCGTCATTGCCGCGACGGCACCCGGATTGCTCGGCAGCCAGGCAAACGAACGCCGACCGGCACCTGCGGCCTCGTGCAGCGGGTTGCCGCCGAACATGCGGCGGGAGATTCTTTTGATCCAGCCCATTCAGAACCCCTTCGCCGTGGTGATGCGGATCTGCCGGGCGGCACGCGGAATCAGTCCGGTCGTCACGGCATCCTTGTGCAGCGCCACCTCGACCTCATGGATCGACGCCGTGAGTTCTTCAATCGAACGGTATTCGACGGTCTTGTCGCCGAAGGTCACGCGCTTCTCGCCCTTGGCCAGTGCATCGCGCAGGGCCTGTAACTGGGCCTCGGTGTAGGTCGGCGTACTCACCGGAACACCACCAGGCTGACCTCGGGGGAGTCGGCGAGCGACCCCGACGAGGACGTACAGACGATCTCCAGCCCGGCCTCCACCTTGTTGTCGGCAGTGCCGCGAGCAGCAGCGAAGCGAACGGTGCCGCTGTTCGTATTGCTGCGCCCGGTGGCCACCCAGCAGTACCCCGTATCGGGCATCGCGGTCTCAAAAGCGATGCGGTATCGGCCAGTGGCCAGACGGGTCACGGACGCCACGTTGTGGGCGGCACGTAGTTGCACCGACCCATTCGCGTAGCCGAAGTTGACCCAGGCACGCGCGAGTCCGGGGTGATCGGGACGGATCAGCCCCTTGATCTCGTTGCCGATGCGGCTGGCCAGCGCAGAGAGTTGCGATGCGAGGCTCATGCCTTACACCAGGGCGGCTTCGAAGATCGCGACAAAGTCGGTCGCGACGTCGCCAATATCAGTGGCAGCCACCGCACCGATGTTGGTCCTAGCCTGCTGCTGCTCCAGGACGGTGAGCGTCTGCGCAGCATCGAAGCGGACGCGCTTGTCGATAGCCGATGTCAGAGCGGCGATGCCGGACTGATCGTTCTGCAACGCCTGCTGGAGTTCCAGCAGCGTGTCGTAGGCCGGATCGGCACCACCCAGGATGTCCGCCTTGAGGGCATCGAGCAGCGTGACGACCTTGTTCGACGAATAGGTGGTCGTGGTCGACACCTGCAGGTCATCGATCATGACCGCCGTGACAATCGCAGCCTTGAGTTCGTTGATGGCGGCGACGAGACTCGACTTGTCTGTCGTCGTCAGGGCCGTCAGGGTGCCGGTGCGGCCTTTGACGGTATTGAATTCCTCAGCAACGCGGAGGACGAAGCTATTGAGTTGGGTTTGCAGGCTCATGAGTTACTCCAGTTATGTCAGCCAACGGCTGCGGATCAATTGACGGCCAGGTTTGCGGACGCCAGAAACTGCAAGGCCACCGCTATGGGTGGCCTCGATATCGGGTACATCAGACGAATCAGGGGGATCGGTGGTCACGATCCCGAGTTGCTTTTCCAGTTCTCGCCAGTGGCGATCCTCGAAGCGATCGAGGCCGGAGGCTGCCGCAGCGGCCCGGGCATAGACGTAGCAGTCCAGCGCCTCGTTGCGTTCGCGCATCTTCTGCCACTCGCGGATGGCAAAGCCGTTTCGGTCACGCCGGGTCACCAACTGCTCGGCACACAGTTGCTGCAGGTACTCGGCATCGACCTTGGGCAGATGGACAAAGCCGGTGGGGTAACGGATCGTGACCCCATCCTCGGCGACCTCCGGGGACTTGCGCAGGTTGTTGTAGAACTCGAGCTTGGCGATACCTCCGGCCACCGAGAACACTTTTATCCCCCGGCGCAGTTTCTTGCCGCCGGTGGTGGCATCCACCGCCGTCGGCGTGCCGATCAGTGCTGCTCCCCGGGCTACACCCTTGACGGCCATCAGACGCGGATCGCGCATGCCCCGAACAAACGCATAGGCTTCCTGCGTCGCGAAGCCGGTATCCAGTGCCAAACGAGCAAGTCCAAGCTGGCAGCCGGTTTCATGCGTCCAGGTTTCGCGCAGTACGCCGGCCAGTGTTTTCCACACCTCGTCGCGGGCAGTGTCGCCCATGAGTACGCGGTGCTCAACCAGCCAGGATTCCTTACCTCGGCCGAAGGCCCATATCGACACTTCGATGCGATCCTTCTGGACGTCGGCACCGGCAGTCAGCAGCAGGCCACCAACTGGAATGGTCCCGATCCGGTAGTCCTCGCGGCGTTCCAGCAAGCGCTGCCAGTCGGGCGCTTCGCCTTCCTCGACCCAGGTTTCCCCGAGTTCAGTGTTCTTGAAGGTCTTGATCTCGGCTGACGACCCGGACTCCTTGCTGATGGCACGCTCCCAGGCCATGGCGATGTCCCGCCACGACCGCCAGCCGATCGGGCTGTATAGGCTCGACAGGTGAAAGCCGGCCGTCTTGTTGCTGCCTTCGGCCGACTTTTCCACCATGGCCCGCCACTCGCCATGCTCCAGCATCCAGGTCTTGTGATGCTCGGGAATTGGCACCTCGCAGGACTCGCAGACGTAGGCCGCCGTCTCCGGGAAGGTGCCATCCTCACCTCGCTCCCAGCGCAGTTGCTCAAAGCGCAGCCACTGCCGATGACCGCAGTGCGGACACGGCACAAAGTAGCGTCGCTGGTCCGATGCTTCGTACTCCCGTTCGATGGTGCTGACACCAGCAATCGTTGGCGTCGACACGATGAAGATCTTCCGCCGAGAAAACGTTCGGGTGCGGGCCTCGGCCAGTGCCACCGCATTCCCCTCGCCATCAACGTCGAGGGGATAGCCATCGACCTCGTCGAGGAACAGGTAGCGCACCGGCATCGAGCGCAGGCCGACGGCGCTGTTGGCCCCGGTCATAACCAGCACACCGCCCCGGAATTCCTTCGCCAGGATGGTGTTGCCGGAGTCCCGGCTCCTGGCCGGCGCGATCAGTTCCTTGAGGATCGGCGACTCCTCGATCAGCGGGTCGATCCGCTGCTTGGAGTTGCGCTTGGCCATTTCCACTGTCGGCCACACCGCCATCATCGGACCGGGGGCGTGGTGAATCACGTAGCCGATCCAGTTCGATCCCATCTCGGTCGCGCCCAACTGGGCGGCTTTCATGAACACCACCCGCTCGACCGGCGAGGTTGGCGACAGGCAATCCATGATCTCTTTCAGATATGGCGTGCGGCTGGTCCGCCACCGCCCCGGTTCTGACGAGGCCTTGGAGGACAGCATGCGATGCCGGTCCGACCATTCCGATACCGACAGCAGCGGATCCGGGACAAGCCCCTCCTGCCAGGCACGTTCGATGTCGAGCGCGCCTTCGTAGTCTTCCAGTTCCATCAATCCACCCGGGCGCGCAGTTCGCCAAGTTCGATCAGGTGATCGCGCACGGCGGATTCCAGGGCCACGTGCAATTCGTGGGCGTCGATCTCCAACTTGGCTGCCATCTGCGCGGAGATGCGCGCCGGCCAGTTGAGCCAAGCATCACGCTCCGTGCGCGCCAGCCGGAAGACATGGGCAATCGCCTGGGCCCGATCGACCAGATCGCCTTTGAGTTGGGCCAGGCGCACCTTATTGGTCTGCGCCTTGACCACCTCATTCACCGTCCTAGCCTGCAGCAGCGAGGTGCCGCCGGTCGAGAGAGTAGGGGAGGGCGGTTCCGCTGGCTCGATCGTTCGTGTGCGAGGCGGTTCGACGGTAGCAGGTGCTGCCTTGGCCGGGGCCGGTTTCCGGGCGCTCACGGTGTTCTGTGCCCATTCGAGATCGGCGCGATTCGGTTCGATCGTCCCATCTGACTCGGGCGTGATGCGCCCGCTATCGATCGCCTTCTTGACTGCCACGTGAGAGACGCCGCGATGCCGGGCGTAGGCGCGTATCGACAGACCCATGATCTACATCAAGCCCATCGCAGATGTTCTCCAACGTTGCGAATCAGAGCTTGGCTTTCCTCCTGAACAGCGCGTTCATGCAATCACCATCAACCAAGCAAGGAGATTGCAATGAGCTACGCAACAAAAGCCCAACCGGGCGATTACATCCGCATCGACAGCCAGGTGCTGCGCGTCGTCTTCGTCAATGACCGCGACGAGCAACCCAGTTACGAACTCGAAAATGGCCAGATCGTTGGCAACACCGATTTCAGTTACGAGGACGTGCTCCTCGAATCCGAAGTCCTTTGAGCAGGAGGCGCCGTGAACACCACCACCCGCGACTCGATCGACACCCTGGGCAAGCGACTCGCCCACGACGCCCTGACCACCCTGATCCGCCTTTACCCGGCAATCCGCGAGGCAACGGAAGCGCAACAGGAAGCCGCCTGCGCGGCGATGCGCGCGATCAGCCGGCCGACCCTCGACACCCTGATCGACGATGCCCGTGACGTGCCTGGCCTGGCGCAGGTCGCCTACCAGACCGCCGTGCTCACCATGGCACACGAGGGCATCAAGGTTTTGAAAGGCGGTCCGACCTGATTTGCATCAAGCCAGGTGCGGTTTCGCGAACATTTCGCGATTCAGTGCTTGGCTTCCATCCCGAACAGCGCGTTCATGCAATCACCATCAAACAACGCAGGAGCAGAGCATGACCACCCAGACCATCAACGCCAACGTGACCGACACCAACCACAAACCTCGCGGCGCGTTGAGCATCGAGATCGAGTTCCTCGCCGGCAGGCCTTGCGAGGTTCGCCACGACGGACTGACCTACCGCACCACCGGAAAGGACGGCCACCACATTGCCAGCGGCATCGCCACCATCGAGATGGCGACCGACGACGACGCCAGACTCTGGATCAGCCACGACGGCAGCCAGATCTGGGAAGACTGAAACTCATCCATCGACCAGGAGATCACCATGACCACCCGCATCACACTCAGCACGACCCAGTACGACATCCTCGAACACGCCATCGACCAGACCAACGGCCAGATCGTCTGGTTTCCCGATAATGTGAAGGGCGGTGCCCGGCACAAGGTCATCCAAGGCTTGTTCAACAAGGCCCTGATCACCCGCGACGGCCAGGACAATTACTTCGTCGCCGCCGAGGGTTACGTGGCCCTTGGGCGCAACCTGCCGGCGCCTGCCACCACTCACCCCGACCCCGAGGTCGAGGCCGCCGTGTCGGCCTCAGAGGCCAATTGGGCGCGAGAGAAACAGGCCGCCGCCCAGCAACTGCTCAAGGTCGGCGTCGAGGGCAAGCCCCGTACCCGCGAGAACAGCAAGCAGGCCACCGTGATTCAGATGTTGCAGCGTCCCGAGGGTGCCACCATCAATCAGATCTGCGAAGCCACCGGTTGGCAGGCGCACACGGTACGCGGCACCTTTGCCGGGGCTTTCAAAAAGAAACTCGGGCTCAACCTCACCTCGGACAAGGCCGATGGCGGGGAGCGTACCTACCGGATCATCTGACCCGTAAAACAATCGGGGCGGCTCGGACACCCGGTACCGCCCCGACTCACCCCAAGGAGATGGAGATTACTTCTTGGCTTTCTTCTTCGGGGCAACGGCGGCCTTGAAGCCAGCGCCAGCCTTGAAGGTCGGAACTGTGGTGGCAGCGATCTTCAGCACCTCGCCGGTCTTCGGGTTCTTACCCGTGCGGGCAGCGCGCTTGGAAGCCTTGAAGGTGCCAAAGCCGATCAGGGCGACGTCGTTGCCCTTGGCGACCTGAGCGGTAATGATCTCGACCAATGCATCAACCGCTTTGCCGGCCGCAGCCTTGGTGGAGTCAGTCTTGGCAGCCAGAGCATCAATCAGTTCCGATTTGTTCATGTAGGTGGCACTCCCTTTGGTTGGAAAATGCGGATTCTCCCACCAATTCATTTTTCATCAAAAAGTGCTTGGCTTCGTGATTGAACAGCGCGTTCATGCGTCTGTCACAGCAATCAACCGACCGGAGACCATCATGACCACCACCATCCACGCCCGCTTTACCCGCAAGCCCTGCAGCCTCGATGAGGTACTTCACAACACGGACCCGAGCGCACCACCAGAGTCCATCACGATCGAGTTCCGCAAGCAACTGACCACCGCCGAATACGATGCCTTTGCCAACACACTGCTGGAGGATCGCGATTGGCTCACCGGACGCGGTGGCCACGCCAATGGTCATCGGCAAGTCGTGGAGGTCAGCGCCCCCGGCCGGACTACCCTTTACGTTGATCCTTCTGGAGGCAGCTACGGGCGCTACGTCGGGGTGGCGATTGACTCGCCGGGCAACGACCAGGTCAACGCGATTCGCTGGCTGCTCGACAATCGCCGGCCCGAAGTCAGCATCGACCAGGCGCTGAGCACCCTGCGCATCGCACTGTGCAGCGACGCCGGTGCCATGGAACTACTCGATCAAATCGCCACCGAAAAATGATTCAACTATCTGCGATAAATAGCTTGGCTTCTCAATCAAACAGCGCGTTCATACGGGTGTCGCAACGATCAACCCAGGAGACAACGATGACCACGAAGCAAACCATCCCCGCCACCCAGAACGAAGCCTGGGGCTTTTTTGGCACGATGAACGACAACGCCGAAGCAGCCTGGTCCGTCGCGATGACCGCGATTTCGGACGCCACCAACCAGCCCCTCGAATCGGTCAGGTTGTTCCTCGACAGTCGCCACGGACGTCACTTTGCGGATGACGTCCTCAACGAGATGCTGCGGGGCCAGACGATCCAGCAGGCCATCGACGCCGCCGTGATCCGGTGGATGGGCTGGACGATTGGCCGCCAGACCAGCAAGGACTACGGCATCCCCAAGGGGCTGCCTTACCTCACCGGCTTCGTGATCCACTGCGAAGTGACCGACGAATCCTTCGAAGCCGAAGCAGCGTAAGGAGATCACCATGGCTGCCGTCGTCACCACCCCGCAACTCGAAGCCAACTACGACAAGTTCATCGCCGAACTGACCAAGCTCACCCGCAAGTACGGCGTGGCAATCCAGTCAGTCGGCGGGGTCATCCTCGCCGATGACCCCAGCGAATTCGGCAACGTCACTTACTGCGCCGACATCACCAGCGGCGACCTCCTGCCGGAGTTCCCCACCGACTGACAGCGCGTCGAATGCCACACCATCGGACAGCCTGATGGCCTTCGCCCCGGCATAGTCCTGCCAGCGGCGAACGATCACATCAACGTACTTTGGATCCAGTTCGATCAGCCGCGCCTTGCGGCCAGACTTGTGGGCCGCAATCATCGTCGTGCCCGAGCCACCGAACGGGTCCAACACCACATCGCCGGGACGACTCGAATTGCGAATGGCCCTTTCCACCAGTTCCACCGGTTTCATGGTCGGGTGCAGATCGTTCTTCTGCGGTTTCTTGATCTGCCATACATCACCCTGGTCGCGGTCGCCGCACCAGTGACGCTCGGCGCCCTCGGGCCAGCCATAGAGGATCGGCTCGTACTGGCGCTGGTAGTCGGCGCGACCGAGCGTAAAGGTGTTCTTGGCCCAGATGACAAAGGTTGACCAGTGGCCACCGGCCGCTCGGAACGCAGCCTGTAGACGGTCGAGTTCGCTCGATGACATCGCCACGTAGATGCCACCCTGGCAATGCGCCACGGTAGGCGTCAGTGCCGCCAGCAGGAAGTCATAGAACCCGTCGCCCAGGTTGTCGTTGAGGATCGCCCGATCCTTGCCACGCATCTTGTCCTTGGCCGAGTTGGCGTAGTTGACGTTGTACGGCGGATCAGTGAAGACCATGTCGGTGATCTCGTCACCGAGCACCGTCGCGTATGCATCGGCATCGGTGGCATCGCCACAGATCACCCGGTGCTCACCACAGATCCAGACGTCGCCCGCCCGCGAGACCACTGCGCCGGACTCATCCGGAACGGCATCCTCGTCGGTGTCACCCTCGGTGGTGGTCTCCTCGCCAGCTAGCAGATCGGCTAGGGCATCGGCGTCGAACCCGGTCAGGGCCAAGTCGAATTGATCGTCCTGCAACGCGGCCAGTTCCACCTGCAGCATCGCCTCGTCCCAGCCGGCGTTCTCCGCGATTCGGTTATCCGCGATCACCAGGGCGCGACGCTGGGTGGGTGTGAGATGGTCGAGCACCACGACCGGCACCATCGCCAGCCCGAGTTTCTGGGCAGCGGCCAGACGGCCATGCCCAGCAACGATGACGCCATCGCTTCCAGCCAGGATCGGATTGGTGAAACCGAACTCGGCGATCGACGCCGCGATCTGGGCGACCTGAGAATCCGAGTGGGTGCGCGAGTTGCGCGCATACGGCACCAGCTTGGCCGTGGGCCATTGCTCGATCTTGTCGGCAAGCCAGGAAATCGTCATGCCGCACCTCCCAGGCGTTCGCTGGCCACCACCGCGAAGGACTGCCCTGTCGACACCAGCGTCACCGGAACTTCGGGAAAGTTCTGCTGGAAGCGCTTCACCGCGACATCCACATATTCGGGGGCGATCTCGGTGGCACGCGCCACTCTGCCGATGCGCTCGGCAGCCAGCAGGGTCGTGCCCGAGCCGCAGAAGGGTTCGAAGACGACTTCGCCGACATCGGTGTAGGACTCGAGGATGAACTGGGGCAGCGCCACCGGGAACACGGCCGGGTGATCGATGTCCTGTCCGATCTTTCCCTTGTGCCGCATGATGCGAATCACGGAATCGGGAATCTTGGTGTCCTGAGTGGGCGTGCCGGCAGCAGTCCAACCACCGATCGTTCCATCCTTTTTGCGCATGGCCGTGGAACTGCCGTCCTTGCGTAGATGCGTTTCCTGACCCGCAAACTTGCAGGGCATGATCTTGTTGGCCTGCCGTGCCTGACGGTTGAAGTGGAAAACGAACTCAAACGAAGGTGCCAGCCGACCATTCCAATCGCCGGGCAATCCCGGGCCTTGATCCCAGACGTACCAGGCAAAACGCCGCCAGCCCTGCGTGCGCATCCAGTCGAGCCAGCCATCCCAGTAGGGTATGACTTCGTTGTTACGGTGGATCAGCCCGAGATTGACGAGCACCTGGCCGTTCGGAGCCATCGGCAGGTTGTAGAAAACGCCGCGCATCAGCGCATCCCAATCAATGATGGTGTTCGTATAGTCCCGCTGGTTGCCGTAGGGTGGCGAGGTGAAGCACAGCGCTGCCTGATCGCCAGCCATAAGCGTGGAGATCACGTCGGCATCGGCGGCATCACCACAAATCACGCGATGCGCACCCAGTTGCCAGACGTCGCCTGGACGCGATACCGGATTGACCGGCGTATCAGGCACCTCGTCGGCAGCATCGTCGTCGGAATCAGCCGAGGACTCTCCGGCCGTTCCTTCCCCACCATCCACCAGTAAATCCTCAATTTCCTCGTTGGTGAATCCGGTCAGCGTCAGGTCGTAACCCGACTCCGTGAGTTCCGCCAGTTCCGCAGCAAGCATTTCTTCGTCCCACCCTGCGTCGAGTGCCAGACGGTTGTCGGCGATCACGTAGGCGCGCTTCTGTGCCGGCGAGAGGTGACCGAGTTCGATGACCGGCACCTCGGTGAGTCCGAGCTTACGGGCAGCGGCCAGCCGACCATGCCCGGCAATGATGCCGTTGCTACCATCGACCAGGACGGGATTGGTCCAGCCGAATTCGACGATGCTGGCAGCGAGCTTGGCAACCTGCGCCTCGGAATGTGTGCGCGGATTGCGGGCGAACGGGATCAGCGTCTCGACCTTCCGGTATTCGACGTTCAAGGTTTGGGTCATGGAATGCAAAAACCCGCCACAGTGGGCGGGTCGTAGATTGGGTGGTAACTCAGTTCAGGTGGTAAGCGGGGTGGTAACTGGTAACCCGGTAACCTCGTTTCGCGGTCTGACGCTATCGAAATGCCGGGCTCGCGCCCCCCGCATGGCTTTCTGGCGAGGAAGGACCCGTCGAATTTTCTGACCGGAAGCGATGCAGGCGTCACACCCACACCGCTCGCCAGATCATAGCTGTCATCCTATCAAAATCCGGCCTTTGTGTTGCATGCCAGTTTCGTCCAAGAATGCCCGGAAGCCTTAAACCAAGGACATTCACGGCATGTATTGCTCTACTTGCCTCACCAGTTTGGAAGAGTGACCGGCGGCTGCAGTCTGGCGACCGTCCAGATGATCGGCCACGATCTGCAATGCCTTCTGCCACCGTCGCCAGGCAGTTGTGCGGTCGCGCCCGAGGCGGCGGCAGATGAACTTCCACTCGTAGTGCTTTGCGCGCATCCACACCAGATGCCGCTGCTCCACCTCCAACCACTGCATCCAGCGCATCGTCTCCAGCATCCGTTCGATCGCCTCAGGGGTCGGTGGCAGCGGCCGGTATTCGTAGTCCTTGTCGTCGAAGCCTTCCCACCCATCGCGCACGAAGGCTGGCCACACGTTGAAGTAGCCTTGCACCCTGACCCGTGGCAGTCGCCGTCCCGTCTCGGCCGCCTCGGCAAACCGGGCCGCCACGTCGTCCATCGTCCACTCAGCCATGGTGCTTCCCTCCATACAGGCGTTCTCCAAGGCGTCGCACGAACTCGCGCTCGACGAAATCCAACCGCATGTCCTCTTCGGACACCACGAGGATGTGCTGGTCGCGCCAACCCTGGCGTTTGATGCTCTCCGGATCCTCTCGGGAAGAGCTGCGATCGAGCGGGCAGCGGTAGTGCTGTGCCGGAATCTTCATCTCACACCTCCTGTGTCTCGATGGCCCAGTGCAGCAGCGCCAGGGCATCGGCTTCGTTGTCATCGGCAGGCTGGTGGCCACGAGACCGGATGGATGCCACCATCTCGTCCTTGCTCGCGTTGCCCTTGCCGGTCGCGTGTTTCTTGATCGTGCCGACTGGCACACCCTGGTACGGGATCTGGTGGTGCTCGCACCACGCCGTGAGCGTGGCCAGGAACCCGCCGTAGGCGTGGGCCGCATCGGTGGAGACGTGGCGTCGCACTTCCTCGAAATGCAGGCAGTCGATGCCGTCGCAGGATTGCTTGATCTCCGTGAGCCAGCGCTTGAAGCGCAGGAAGCGCATGCCGCCCCCTTCAAAACGTTGTGGGCGGAAGCTCTCGGAGCCGCTCGTGATATGGCCGTCGTTGCCGCGCAGCGCCCAGCCGGTAGTGGTGCCCAGATCGAGGGCGAGGATGGTCGTGGTCATGGTGTCAGTCCTTGTTTGGGAGCAGGTCTGACGCTTCCGACGGATCATGTCGTAACTCCCCGTGACGCGCGCACGCGCACGCGTATAGAGAGTTACGATGTAGAGCGTCGGAAGCGTCAGGCCGGTGTGTCGTCATAGGGTTCAGTTGTCGGCATAAGGGGTGTAGGCCGGCTTGGGCGGATCCTTGAGACCCACGCCCCGGAAGCCGCGCACACCCACACTGTTGCGCCACTTCTCCAGCCCGCGCGTGATCAAGAGATCGGAGAAGCGCCGCTGCGAGCCGACAAACTCACCGGCACTGTCGGCCCACTGCTTCCAGTCGTTGAAAAGTTCGGCGGTCAGCGACTTGGCGTTGGCTTCGCGCACGCAGCGCTCGTCGAGCCAGCGACCCAGCGCGTCCTCGGCTTCGAAATACTCCTCGGTGGCTTCCACCACACGCCGGGGCGGATCGAGTCGTCCGTGGCGCTGCCAGTCGAGACACCCTTGAACCGCCCACGCCAGGATGCCGTCACGCTCCGCCAGCAATTTCTGCTGCAGATGCTTGTCGCGGCGCTCGGGCGGCACGGTGATCGTGAAGGGGATCAAGTGCAGTCGCCGCTTCATCGCTTCGTCGATGTTGCGGATGGCCGGCTTGTGGTTGCCTGCGACGAACAACTTGAACTGCGGGAAGAACTCGAAGAAGTCCTGCCGCATGAAGCGCGCGGAAATCTTATCGCCGCCGGTCAGGTTCTTGAGCTTGGATTCCGCCCAACGACGTCCCTGCTCGGTTTCGATGGCCGCCACGAAGCGTGCGCCGCGCAGGCCCGCCATGTCGGTCGGATGCCGGTCGGTGCGGGTTTCCATGAACGTGTCCATGGGTGCGTTGGTTGCGTAGTCGCCGAGGATGGTGGCCAACGTGTTCACGAACACCGACTTGCCGTTTGCGCCGGTCCCGTACAGGAAGAACAGTGCGTGCTCCTGCGTCGAGCCCGTGAGCGCATAGCCCACCATCCGTTGCAGATAGGCCTGCAATTCCACGTCACCCCCGGTGACCTCATCAAGGAACCGTCGCCAGGTTGGGCAGTCGCCTCCCGGTGTGGCTGTGGTGATCTTGGTCATCCGGTCGGCACGGTCATGCGGGCGCTGGCGGCCGGTTTTCAGATCGACCACACCGCCTGGGGTGTTGAGCAGCCAAGGGTCGGCATCCCACTCCTCTGTGGTGGCCGCATGCCTGCGATCCGCCCTGGCCAGCCGTTCCACACCGCCGACCGTACTCGAACTGGCGAGCTTGGCCGCCACCTTGGGATTCTCGGCGCGCACAGCGGCGTGCCGGCAAACGCTGCGGATCAGATCGGTAGCAGCGAGGGTGTCCTCGGTGCGCCATCGATTGCCATCCCACACCAGCCAGCGCCCCCAGCCTGCAACGTAGCGCCAGTCGCGGTGATAGCGCCGGGTAAAGGCCAGCGCCAGCGCATCCTCGGTGCCCCACACCGACTCGTCGCTACTGACGACCGGCTCTGCCGCATCGGCCACGTCGTGCATCTGGAGACGCGGGCCGTGGGCGAGGAAGGCGGCAACATCGAAGCCCTCGGCAATGGCGTCGGCGGCATCCCAGCCGTCCGCCGCCTCCTCGGGCGGGTACAGGATGAAGCACGACTTCGCACCCGCCGACAGGATGGCTTGTGCCGCCTGTGTCGCGTACTCCCAGCCCGGCTTGTCACGGTCGGGCCAGATCAGCACGGATTTACCTGCCAGCGGCGACCAGTCGGTCTTCTCCACCGGAGCATTCGCGCCGTGCATCGCCGTGGTCGCCACGATGCCGACATCGATCAAGGCCTGCGCACACTTCTCGCCCTCGACCAGCACTACTTGGGCAGCATCCTTCATCCCCGGCTGGTTGTAGAGTGGGCGTGGATCGGGCGGAGCCATCTTGCGGCGCTTGGCATCCCACGGCCGGAACTGCTTCTTTTGTCCGGGCGGGTCGTAGCGGTAGACCACCGCGATCAGGTGTCCACTGGCGTCCAGGTAGTCCCACTTGGCCGTGGCCGGGCCCAGATCATCAACCGGGGCTTCCTTCTTGGCTTTGCGTGCCGGTGCTGCCCTGGCCCGTCCAAGCAAGTCGGTGGATTGCTCCAGCACCCGATGGAAGTCGGCGTGAACATCGATGCCGAAATGCCCGCCGATCAGCGTGAAGATGTCGCCGCCGTCACCGGTCGCGCGATCCGTCCATAACCCCGCCTTCTCGCCATCGAGTACCACCTCGAGACTGTCGCCCGGACTACCCAGTGCGTCGCCGATGAGGAATTTGCCCTTGCGCTTTTTCCCTGCCGGGAACATCGTGGCCAGCACCGACTCCAGGCGAGCGAGCAGTTCGACACGAAGCTCGTCGCAGTCTGACTCTCGGCTGTGCTCTGCCGTTTGAGTTGTGTCGTTGAAGTCGATCATTCGGCCTCCTCGACAGAGGCGGCAGTATCCTGGGCATCACGATCCTGGGCGGCTGTGCTGCGCGCGGCCCAAGCTGAGAGTTCAGAAAGGCGATAGCGCACCAGGCCACCCATCAGGTAGTGCGGAATCCGGTACTTGGTGCGCATCGCATGGTCGGCGAACCAGTAGTACGGCAGGCGTAGTGCGGCCGCCGCCTGCTTGGCGTCGATCATCGGCTCGATGCGGTTTTCGGATGTGTTGTTTTCAGTCATGATTGCATCCTCCAGCAGCGGTCTTCCCATGCGCACATCCGGCATTCGAAGTGGGTCGAGTCATGGACGGCGCGCGGCAGGAGTTCTCCCGCCTCGGTCGCCGTGATGACCTTCACCGCCCGATCCGACATGCGCTGTGCCAGGGCCGCATCAAAGGGCACGAGCTCGGTGTAGATCTCCATCGTGTCGGCGTTCAGCGCCGTGAAGATCGCCGGGTGCTCGTGTAGTTCGAGATAGGCCTGGTAGATCGCCACTTGCGCGGCATAGACGGGTTTAGCGATTGCCAGTCCGCTCTTCTCCAACTCGCGCCAGGATTTGTTGCCGAGGCACTTGCATTCCCAGAGCGCGGGATAGGCGAAGCCCTCCGGGCCACTGACGATGACGCCGTCGATATGGCCCTGCAGACGGCCCTCGGCCACGGAAAAGCCGAACTGCTCGCCGTCGGCCTTGCGGGTGCGCAGATCGAACCCTGCATCCCGCAGCCACGCGACCATGCAGTCCTCCATGACGTGGCCGCGCTCGAAGATGCGCAGCATCCGTCCGGGGACGTCGCGCCCAAGGTCAACGGGCGCCTTGGCGTACTCGAACTGCAGTGCGCGCTCGCATGCCACCCCGAGTCGCGATGCTCCAAGGTACTGGCGCTCGGACTGGCGGGCACGCGCCTGCAGCATCCCGGCATCGACCAAAGCAGTGAGTTGCCCGGAGATGCTCGAAGAGGAGTTGAAGTCCATCATGACTTCCCTCCCCTCGGCTCTTCCCACGGCAAGTCATCCTTCAGATCGGCGAACGGATCACGGACAATCTCGGCTGCAGACACGCCGCGCAGCGGCGGCGTGCTTGCCCGTTCGTGATGCTCGGTCAGCGCCTCGGTGTAGCGAGTAACGATGGCATCGATCACCGCCATCGCCTCCGCTTCCGAATACGTCCCGAGCGGCTTGTCGAAGCCGATGTGCCCGGCCGCCGCTCCGAAGGCCTTGAGGCAATCGCGCATCGCCGCGATTTCGATATCGCTCGCATCAACCATGAGTGCCTCCCCGCGCTCCTCGGCCGCCAGTCGCCGACCGTAGAGCGTGTGGAAGATGTCCTGGCAGCGACGGCTGCAGAACACCCAGTCGAGCGGATAGCGCCGGGGGTCGGCGATCTTGAAGCGACCATCCGAATGACCGAACCCCCGCGCCTGCCGTTTGCATACCCAGCATTTGCCGCTCATGCATGGCAGCCTCCCGGCTGCGCGCCCTGCCGGGGACGGACTTCGTGCCCGGCGCAGCAGGCATCGAGCTCCACATAGTTGTTGCGAATGGCGGTCGTCCCGATGCGCACACCCCTCGGATGGCGGCAGCGGGCGATGCGCAAGCCGCCGATGTCGCTGGCGCTCGACCGGTCGAGATGGCGACAGTTGCCGCAGCGTTTTCCTGTCATGACCGGCCTCCTCACTGCGCCCAGGCGGGCTTGCCGGGAACGGGCGGACGCTGCGTGGTCGCCTGTTGAGGTGCCGCCGGCGCGGGTGCTCCGGAATTGCCGCCGCCGGCCGGCGCCTTCGTGGCTGTGCCCATCAGGGCCGCGTAATCCTTTTGGTCGGGCTCGATGACGAGCTTCACCACGTTGCGGTCCTCGCCCTTGGCATCCTTCTCGACATCGACGCGGGCCAGGAACTCGATGCCGTCAAGTTCGTGGAAACCCTGGATGCGGCGGGCGGACGCAGCCTGGGGGGAGTTGTCCTGGGGATGGACGTTGCGGGCCGAATTGAGGATGCCCCGGATCATGCTGCGCCCCATCTGGCCCCAGGTCGGCCCCTTCCGGGACTGTAGGCCGATGTTCGACCACATCTTGCGTTTGGCGAACGGCCCATCCAGCACGACGAACTCGCAGGCGAGGTAGACGCTGCCGGTGTCGAAGCTCTCGGTGGCGTAACCCCCGGTCCAGCCCTGCGCCGGATCGTCATGGCCGCCCGGCTTGATGGTCATGCGCACCTTGACGGTGGTGCCCTTCGGGATGAGATCGAAGCCCTGCTGTTGTTCGGCGTCGTTGAAATCGGTCCAGGTGTTCATTACGTGTCCTTTCAGTGATGGATGGCGGCGTTGTCGCCAGCGCATTTGCGGATGAGCTTCAAAAGGTTCGGCTCCTCGACGAGGTCGAGTCGGCCGGATCGGTCTTTGGCGGGATAGCCCCAAGGATTGAGCGTCTGGCAGACGAAGGCGCGGTAAAGCTCTCCCTCGTCGGTCTTGAGTTCGGCCAGCGTCACGACCTCATCGACGATGCCGGGCAGTTCCAGCGCGGTCTTCGAGCCCTCGATCTGCGGCACGAAGACCCTGCGGTTGAAATCGTCCAGGCGCTCGTCGAGGATGGCGACGAAGATGACGTTCTTGTCCCGCGCGTGCTGCAGATGGGTCAGTGCGGCGATCATCTCGGTGCCGAGCAGCCCGTAGGCGCCCCGGGTGTCGGGCTTGCCGGTGCGGTCGGAGAAGGCCTGTGGCTGCGCCTTGGCCCAGGTCAGGCACAAGCGCGAGAGCACGGTGATCGAGTCGACGAAGTAGGTGTCGTACTTCGCCAGCCGGGCCGGGTCGCCGTAGCCTTCGCAGACGTGCCGGTAATGCGCATCGGAGAACGGCGCATCGGGCGGCAGTGCCGGATTCGGGCCGGCGAGGAAGACCACCAGGTCACGGAACTCGGGCCAAGTGGCAGGCCGCACGCAGTCGCCACGCCAGGCCTTGACGGCAAGATCGCCGGCCTCGAGATCGACAAACAGCGTCGACGCCTCGGGCAGGGTGCGTAGCTGGCTGGTCTTGCCGATACCACTCTTGCCGAGCAGCGTCAGCTTGGCTCCGCTCTTTTCCGCGAACCGTTCGTCGGCGGTGATGATGCGAAGAGGCTTGTCCATCATGCCGCCTCCCGGATCTGCTCGGTGACGGCCGGATTCCAGAGGATCTGGTAGCCGGAATGACCGTTGCGCGAGTACGGCATGGCCTTGGCCCAGGCTTCGCCGGCCTCGGTCAGTTCCCACTCGTCGCGATCATTGCGAAACTGCAGGCCGTGGTCTGCCAGGAGCCGGTTGGTACCCTTGGCGGAACGGCCCAGCAGCTTGCCGAGTTGGGTGGCATTGAGCGAGCAGATCGGATCGGCGGCGGCGGGAAGGGTGCGACGCAGCGTCTCGACGGTGAGGCCGGTGTTTTCCTGGATGCAGGTCAGCGTCGCGGCCATCGCGATGCCGGTTTTGACGCCGGGCACCTTGGCGATGGCTTCGCCGATCAGCAGGATGGCGCTCACCCGATCCTGTGTTGGCGCAGGCAGGGCGGCCACCGCGCCGGGCACGGAGTACGCGCCGGTCTTGCGGATAGCGGGCAGTACCTCACTGGTCACCCAGCGTTTGAAGCGCTTGGCGGCATCCTTGGTGCTGCCGAGGATCAGGGCGTAGAGTCCAGATTCGTTGATGAAGTTGGCGCGCTGCGGGCGGCCGAGCGTGTCGATGACCTCACGTTTCGTTAGGTCATCGGCATCGATGTGATCGGCAACGGCCTTGTGCGGGTTGGCGAACTCCAGCGCCGAGCACACATCATTGGCGTTGAACCACGGCAGACCCAGATCGTCGACCTGGACGCGCACGGCGTGCGCGTCGAACTGGAAGGGAATGATCGCGCTCATGGTCATTCCTCCGAATCGATGGAGAGGGTGAAAGACGGCTTGCCGGCATCCACGGTGCGGGCGGCGGCGAACTGCTGTTGCAGGGCCGGAGGCCAGTTCGTGTAGCGGGATTCCGAGACGGACAACTTAATGTCGAGGTAGCCCTCGACCTTCTCGCCCGAAGTCACGATGCGCTCGGCGATTTCGGCCAGTTGCTTCTGATCCCAACTGACCTTCTTAGGCAGCTCGAACTTGAGGTGCAGCGGGCCGTCGCTGATGTGGGCAGTGCCGAAGTCGCGGCCGGATTCACGCAGCGCGGCGCGTGCCTGTTCGCCGTAGCACTGATCCAGCGCCGCATCGAACTTGGTCCGGGCCTTTTTGAGCCAATCGATGGCGGCATCGATGTTCTTGTCGATCTCGTGCTTCTGCGCGGCCGGCAGCGCGGCCAGTTGGCTGACGGACATCTCGGCGATGTCGGCGGGGAAGATGGTCAGATCGTTCATGGCCATCTCCTCACTGGTAGGCCCGAGCCGAAGTCGAGTAGCGCGAAACGCGCCGCTCGAAGGCCTCGATCTCGGAAATCAAGTACGTGACGCGCGCCCCGAGCTTGCAGAAGACGGGGCCGAGCTGTTCCTGCCGCCAGCGGCGCAGGGTTTTGACGGAGAGCCCCCAGCGGGCGGCGAGCTCATGTTCGTCAAGAGCGATGCGCACGGCACCGCTCGGGAGTTGCCGGATAGCGTTCCGGCCGGGTTGAACGGATGGGGTTTGGTTTTGCATTGCGGAACTCCTTTTGTTTGGGAGTTCCTATTGAATTGCTCCATGCCTTGGGCTTGCGCGAGTGCGTTTTGGGCTTTCGTGAGCAGCCACCAACATCAGACCTGCCAGCGCGATCTAATTAACTCATTGATCTATATGGATACGTGCTTGCCGTTTCGGTTATTGCGATTTCGCTTATTTCGTTTATAATGGCTTCAGTTGAACTTTGACCAAACGAGGAGACATCCATGAACGCTCCCGCTATCCCCAAAACACTGCCCTCAGAAGAGGACATCGCGCTCGCCCGGGAGTCGGGCCGCGCGCTGTCGACCGTGCTCCAGACCCGTGCCGAAACCCAGCAGATCGACTTCCATGACGACAAGGGTGCGGTGCGTGCCGTGCGCATCCCGACGTCGGCGCTGCGCCTGTTGCTGGAAGTCCTGACCGAGATCGGCCAGGGCAACGCCGTATCGATCATTCCGATCCACGCAGAACTGACAACGCAGGAAGCCGCCGACGTGCTCAACGTTTCGCGCCCCTTCCTTGTCCAGTTGCTGGAGAAGGGCGACATGCCGTTCCACAAGATCGGCACGCATCGCCGCGTACGCTACCAGGACGTCATCGCCTACAAGAAGCGCATCGATGCCGAGCGTCGCAAAGCTCTGGATGAGTTGGCCGCGCAGGCCCAGGAACTCGGCATGGGATACTGAGCGGATGAGCTCGCACTTCACCGTCGTCTATGACGCCTGCGTGCTCTACCCGGCACCGCTGCGCGATTTGCTGATGCATCTGGCGCTGTCGGATTTGTACCGGGCACGCTGGAGCGATCTGATCCACGACGAGTGGACGCGCAGTGTGCTGGCCAGCCGCCCCGACTTAACCCAAGACCAGCTGAACCGGACACGCCATCTAATGAATGCCCATGTCCGGGACAGTCTGGTCACCGGATTCGAGTACCTGATTCCGTCGATCAACCTGCCCGATCCGGACGACCGCCACGTGGCGGCGGCCGCCATCCACTCCGGGGCCAGCCTGATCGTGACCTTCAACCTCAAGGACTTCCCGACAGAGGCACTCAAGCCCTACAACCTCGCGGCCCAGCATCCGGACGACTTCATTGTCGATCTGCTGGATCTGCATCCCGCAGGCGTGCTGGAGGCCGCCGCCTGCCATCGGCGCTCGCTGAAAAACCCGCCCAAGACGGCAGACGAATACCTCGACACCCTGCTGGCGCAGGGTCTGACTCAATCGGTGGCGGTCATGCGCCAATGGACTGTGGCCATGTGAACGGCCAAAGGGAGAATGCATGGGCAAGAAGACCCTGACCAACGCGCACTGCCTGCTTGACCTGATCGAGAAGGCTCCAATTCAGACTCTCAAGGCTTTTTCCGGGCTCCCCGAATGCCAGGCGCTGACTCGTGGCTTCGACTGGTCACAGGATGCTGCTGCGCTCCCCTCCGCCCTGATCGAACACATCAGACATCTCCGAAAAGATCAGCGTGACCCTGCCGAGCGCGAGGCACTGCGCGTACTGCGTCTGGCGTCCCCGCGCGGGGCGCAAATCCTCACGACCGTCGCCGACCAGCTCAACGACGACGATCTGACCGCCGCCTTCACGAACCAGGACGGCGGCGAGATCGGCCGCGCGGTCTGGATGCGCACCCACTCCGACGAGGCGGCACGGCTGTTCGACGTTGCCGAGTCGATCCTGAATACCGGCGATATCCGGGGCAACAAGCGCCTCTACGATGCCTTCGATGTGCCATGCGACGAGGCACCACCCTTCATCTGGAACGACTCCGTCAAGAAGGAACTGGAAGCGCAACTCACCAGCGCGATGCGCCTCGGCGAACCCTGCGAAGTGGTCTACGTGCCGCTGGCCGACGAGAAGAAGAACGGCGACACGAAGACCATTCATTACCTCGTTGTCCGGTTTGCCGGAGATCAGGTGACGGCGGTGCAAGTGGTAAACCGCAACCGGAAGAGTTTCTGCTACTTCCCGGCACGCGACGCGACATTGGTTTACGCGCCGGATCGCAAGGTGGTGGAGGTCTATGCACACACCCTGTCGACGCGCGCTCCTCTGGCGAATGTTCTGTCCAAGCACGGTTTCAAGGCTCCGCTATCGAACCGTCCCCTGAACCGGTCGCGTTACGACCTGTCCCGGTTCGCGTTGCCCCTGCGGGACGAGAAACCGCAATTGGATGGCGTGAAGGTCGAGCGTCTACATCTGACGGAGGCCAAGGCCTTGCTCGGACATTCGACGGACGCCGTGTCTCTGCACATCGACAGCGGCGCGGAACTACACGAGGTCATCAATGAACGTTGGAGCAACCATCCGTTCTCGCAACCCGGAGCCATCCTCGGCGTGACGCTGTTGGCCGATCTGGTGTTCGATGGCGAAACCGGCGAAACGCCGCTGTCCATTGTGCTGGCGGAACCCGGCCGATGCAGCCTGCAAGGCGAGAAGGACCTCCGGCTGCGGCAGGCCGGGACGCAATTGCTCGAAGCGTTGGGCGTTCTGAAGCCGTTGCACCCGGGCTCGGGTGTCGACGACCCGAACCTTGTCGTTCAGGTGGCTCGGCTGCTCGAATCCGCGACCAGCCCGATGGACGGCTTCGCCCTGGCGCAGCTGGGAATCGACA